CAAGCTATTACTATTCATTTTCACAAAAGAAGACTTACAGAAGATCAAGATTTGTATGTAAGAGAGGGAGATTTTGTTAAGTATGGTGATATTTTTTATGAGATCGTGTCTTTAAGTGAGCCCAGACAGATGTTTGGACAGTATCAAACGAGGGTAGAAATATCAGCAAAGTGTGTAAGGGCACGAGAGGGAAAGTTTAATGCAAAGTAAACCTTCATGGAGCGACCCCGATATCAAAAAGTACGAATATGTTTCTATACAAGAGGCAGCAGATGCTTCAATAGAGCTTGGGTGTGTGGGATATCAGAAACTACCAAACGGCAATTATATTCCTTGTAAAAGCATTAGTGTTCTTAAAAGGACGGTCGGCATACCAAAAATAGAAAAGCCGGTTTTCAAGTCTTCGAATTTTGAAACAATTGATTATTCAGTTTATAACTGGGTTGAAAACATTTTAGGTGCATATGCGACAACAAATGAGGGATTTAAAAAAGCGCCGGTTGTTTGGCTTACCAACGAACGAGCTTATCAAATTAAAAACAATAAAGAGTTAAGACAATTGGATTCCGATTCTTTGGTTTTTCCGCTGATTTCAATTAAAAGAGAAAGTACTGAAAAGGCAAAAATGAACCAAAGACCCATACCGGGCAATTTGTTTAAAAATCGGCTAGTTGGCCGTTCTTATGCCAATCCATATTATCTTTCAAAAAGCATTAATCAAGATAAAACGAAGAATTTTGCCAATGCAACAAGCTTGCGTTTAAATGGTCAATTAAACTTTCCAACGCCACCCAACCAGCGCGTTGTTTACAAAAAGTACTGGGTGCCTTTACCCATTTATTATAATTTGGCTTATTCTATTAATTTGCGTGCAGATTACCAACAGCAAATTAATGAGTTGATACAGCCATTTGCAGTTTATACAAACAACATTAACACATTCTTAATTTATTCTGAATATCACAAATATGAAGCCTTTATTGACGACTCTTTAAACACTTCTGACAATATTGACTCTCTCGGAGAAGAAGAGAAAAGATATGAAGCAACCATAAATCTACGCGTTCTGGGCTTTGTTTCAGACAAGGGCGTCAACACCGAAGACCAAAAAGTGACTGTTACTGAAAATTTGGTCAAAGTTCGTTTCCCAAGAGAACATGTTATAATGGGAGATTTAAATGAAAATGGAGATGGTTTCTATAGACCATAAAATTTCTTTTTGAGTTTTAAAATACTATTTACTGTAGTGTTGATGTGTATGTAGGAGAGTAATCCATATGAGTGCCAAGTCATTTAAATTTATTTCGCCCGGTATCTTTCTTAACGAAATAGATAATTCTGAATTGCCCGCGCAAGCACGAGATATAGGCCCACTAGTTATTGGGCGTACAACTCGTGGGCCTGCGATGCGGCCCGTTACTGTAGATTCTTTTGAGGATTTTGTACAGATTTATGGGACTCCTAACGCTGGGAATGAAGGAAGTGATGTATGGCGAAACGGCAGCGTTTTAAGCCCCACTTATGCTTCTTACGCTGCGCAAGCATGGCTTAAAAACTCTTCAACTATTACCGTGGTAAGATTAGGCGGCTCAGAACACATAAATAAGGCTTCATCGACTACCGTTGCTGCAGCCGGCTGGAAAACAACTCAAGATTACTTCACTGCCGATCCCGATATCGAAGTTCCCGCCACTAATACAACTAACGTACCGGGTGCATCGGATGCCGGCGGCGCTTATGGCTTATGGGTATTTGATAGTAAAATAAGCGGATCTGCAACTCAGCTAGCGACAGGATCACTTGCCGCAGTGTGGTATGTACAAGAAGGCTCTGTGGGCCTTAAGGGAAAAAGCACTTTTACTGGATCTGTTGCCGGCGTTCAAAGAGAAAGGTCATTTGCTCTAGCAGAATTTGTTTCGTCTGATGGTGCCGAATTTACAGTAGTGGTAAGTGGCTCAGTCAGCGCTCTTACAGAAGAGGTTAAATTTAGTTTTGTTGAGGGAAGCAAAAATTATATTAGAGACGTTTTCAATACGAACCCAACATTAACTAATCCTGCCATCACCCCGCCGCCAAACAGGCGGGCATACTGGTTGGGAGAAACTTATACAAACGAGTTAACAACTGATTATATTTCAACTAGTTACAGCAAAACTATTCATACCGGGAGCGCTGACAATAGTTACTGGGGCATGATTCTTCAACTTAGCAATGAAGTTGCCTCCGACATCAACGTTAACCATGCTACCCAAAAAAGGCAGTTTACTGATGCAGAAACTGGATGGTATTTTCATCAAGATTTGAGTAGTGCAACGGCCAACTATGAACCATACACAATGGATAAATTATTTAAGTTTGTCGGCTTAGGTCATGGTGAATGGCTACAGAAAAATATAAAAATAACTATTGAAAACATTAGACAGCCACAAAATATATATGTTAAGTATGGCACTTTTGATGTCTTGTTGAGAAATATTGCTGATAGCGATACAGCTAAAATCGTGGTCGAGAGATTTAGCAATTGTAATTTAGACCCGTCATCGCCAGATTTTATTGGAAATAAGATCGGAACTCAATATTATGTTTTCGACCCCACTAAGCGCAGATTGTCGCTAAGGGGGGCTTTCCCGAATAGATCTAAATATGTTAGAGTTGAATTGGATCCATTGGTTGAAAGTGCCGCGGCAAATAAAGAATATATCCCATATGGCGTTTATGGCCCCACTAAATATCGAGATTTTCACTACACAACCGGCCAAGATTTTGTAACGCAGTGTTTAACTAGCTCTCAAGGCGCTTGCGCGCTGGTACAGAGCCAAGATGCCGTTGGCCGCGGCGGCATTGTCACGGGTAGTTCGGGCGCTGAAGTCGGCGGCCTCCTTGAATGGAGCGGTTCGTCACATCCTTGGGATGAGGATGGAGAGGAATATAATATTCGTGGCAACTACACCGCGCTGGCCGTCGATGTAGGCAGTAGATATAAATTTGCCTATCCCCGCATCCGCGTTCGTAAGAATACGGCACAAGACAATTTGCCTGTTTATACACAAGCTTCATTTGGCGCCTGGACAGGACAATCTGATAACAATACAAACTTTAATAATGATGTGTTGGATTTGGTACGTCCAGTCTCTTCTTTGTTGACAGCTTATCAAGATCCTTCCACCACCAATGAATATTTAGAATATCAATATGTATTTACGTTGGATGATATTTATTATGACTCTGTTAACGATCGTTATGCTTATGAGGAAGGCAAGCGCCGCGCCGGTCTCTCGATTACTGCACTGTCTGGCGCTGCTGCTACGTTAAGTGCAAGTATAGGTATCAACTCATTTACCACTCTCATGTTTGGTGCTACTGATGGGTGGGACATTACAGAGATGGACCCGGTTCGAAACACGCTTATAGATGGACAAACTGAAGCTAATAACTACGCCTATAATACAATCAAAGAGGCTATCGATATTGTAAAAGATCCGGAATTTGTTGAATATAACTTGGTCACCATTCCGAATCTCACGGCGAATTCTCTTACTGCGCACCTTCTTCAAACCGTCGAGGCCCGGGCCGACGCTTTAGCAATTATTGATTTGGAGGGAGACTTCCAGCCGGCTTCTGAGGGGGCAAGCAGTCCTGTTGGGAGCGTTACACTGGGAGATGTTGATGACACCATTAATAGGCTCCAAGATCGTGGCTTGAATACGAGCTATGGGTGTGCTTACTATCCTTATGTTCAAATCCGTGATACGCTTACCAGTGATTTGGTTTATATGCCGCCATCAGTTGCTGCTTTCGGCGCGATGTCTTATACAGATAGGGTCAAAGCCCCATGGTTTGCGCCAGCCGGCTTCAATCGGGGCGGTTTGTCAACTGGCATCGCCGGCCTCCCGGTATTTGGCGTTACTGATAAGCTCACCAGCAAAGATCGTGATAAGCTTTATGATGCCAACATTAACCCGATTGCCTCATTCCCGAATGAAGGGATCGTAATATTCGGCCAGAAAACCCTTCAGGTTACTAGAAGCGCTCTTGACAGAATTAATGTTCGAAGGCTGCTTATCTTTGTGAAGAAGGGAATCTCGCACATCGCCAAAGATATGCTTTTTGAGCCGAATGTTCAAGAAACGTGGGATAGGTTCATCTCTAGGGCGGAACCCTTCTTGGCAGACGTGAAGGCTCGTTTCGGCGTTACTGATTACAAGCTCGTGCTTGATAAAACAACTACGACGCCCGATATGATCGATCAGAACATTATGTATGCAAAGATATTTATGAAGCCGGCAAGGGCTATTGAATTTATCGCTGTAGACTTCGTGATTACAAACACTGGTGCAGCATTTGAGGATTAAGGAGAACAACTAGATGGTACAAGCAACATCGTTACCACCATGGCAAACAGCAGGCTTAGAGCCTAAAAGGAAATTTAAATATATTCTTTTGCTTGGGGATCTGCCTGCTTGGATCATAAAAACGTCTGGGCGTCCCAACATTAATGTTAGTGAGGGCGCTAAGCACAATTTTATGGCTTATGAGTTTAAATTTCCCGGTAGAGTAACATGGGACAATATTTCTGTTACTCTGGTTGATCCAATCGACTTCGACGCCGCCAGCGGAATGTTGGATATTATTGAAAAAGCTGGCTATAAAGCGCCCTCGACTTGGGCTGCAGATAATAGCAATTACAAGATAACTCCAAGCAAAAGGAGGTTCGTAAGCAACAACTTGGGAACTGTCCGCGTGCAGGTTTTGAATGGCGATGGCGTTATTGCCGAAACTTGGACATTGAACAATACGTGGGTGAGCAAAGTTGAATATGACGA